CATCTAGTAGATCTTTATTGCCAGCGAATGCGTTCTTCCAACTATCTGCGAAAGAGAATGCGCTTTCTTTACCAAGAGTATCCCATGCATCTGTGAAATCACCAGACATTGCTTGCTTTATTGCTGTACCTATATTAGTGAATTTCTCAACAATAGCATTACCGAAATCAGTTGCGATTTGTAACATCGCCTTCATTGATTGTGCAAACCATCTAGGGAAATTCTTAAAGATCGCAACAACAGTCTGACCTAATGCAATCCAGTTGTTTATCTGGAAGTTAATGAATTTCTTAAACGCACCAGTGATTGATGTGAATACTTTCATTGCTGTACTGTCTTGGTCGTTCCACACATCTGAGAAGAAACTTGCGAAACTGTTCCAAGCACCACCTAGATATGTCACCATATCATTGAATCCTTCTTTGATCAACTGCCAAGAACCATTTACAAGACGACCCATATTAGTGGAAGTTTTGCCAATGGTGAACATGTCGCCTTTGAATAGTTCAAACAAACCTAACACTGCCATAATTGCAATGCCTACTGGTCCGCCCATACCTAACATTCTTGCAAACTTCAATAAAGGTCCAACAGTAAGGTTTACTAATACTTTACCCATTGTTCTAAGCATACCACCCAATGACTGGGACGCTTTGGTTGCAGATGACATTCTAGTTACTAAGTTTGTGAATGAACCAGCAAATCTCACTGCAATGAGTGCGATTGCAGCATTACGAATCAAGTCTATATTGTCTGCTAATATCTTTATGCCAGCAGCAGCGCCACGAACAGCCTCACCTAAGCCTACGCCTAGATCTTTAGCCATTTCTTTGTTCTTTTCAATCCACGCTGTCATCAAATCAACAGCGGCTTTTAATTCTGGTTTTAGACCTTCGCCAATTGCAATCTGTGTGGCATATACTGCACCATCTAGATTACTGAATGATTGATCTAAGGTCTTCATGTGGATGTTAGCAGCATCGCCAAACTTTCCACCTTCTTCACCTAATGCTTGTAGTTTTCTAACAAGATCTGCTGACGATTTAGCGATAATAGATTGTCCGTTACCGATGTCGGCTACGAACTGATCGTTTTCTTTACTGACTTTTATTCCGAACTCTTTTAGTCGTTCAAATTCACCAGTTAATGCGTCTGCAACTGCCTCACCCAATTGTGTCATTGTCTTACTGTTAGCAGCAGCAATGTTGGCGAAAGCGGTTAAACCTTTTGTTGATGTATCTAATCCACGAGACTGAAATAGCACGAATGCTTCTGTCAAGTCATTTAGATTTTGTGGTAGTTTCTTAGATAGATCAGTTAATCTAGCCATCTCTGAGTTTGCTTTTTTAGCAGATCCTAGATAGGTAGTTAATACTGTTGAGTATTTTTCAAAGGCACGGTACTGATTAACAACACTTGTTAACATACGACCAGCGCCAAGAGCAGCCAAAGCGGTGCCGGCAAGACCTAAAGCCTTTGTGACACCTCCTGTTGATTTCTCTATTTGATTAAGACGCTTGTTTACATTTCCAAGTGTCTTGCCAGTTTTATCCTGGGCTTTAATGATAATATCATAATCTGCCATGTTACTTGTTCCTTTTGGCTAATTCGGACTTCTTTTTATGGTAAGAACCCCAAGTACGGAGTTCTATGGAACTCACATTATTCATTACCCATTCAACACTGGTGTGCATTTGCTCGGCGATCTGGAAGATAAAGAAGATCTCTTTATCTTCTATTATTTTCCCAAGTCGTCTTCGCTAACCTGCTCTCCATTCATTTCTGTTACGATACGCATAATAATAGTAGGATCAACTTCGTGCATAAGTGTTGTCTTGTCTGCACCCTTGAATACTCGTTTACCATCTGCATCTCGTGCTTTTGATATAAGTGATTCAACTAATGCTTCTACTAGTTTACCGTCTGAGTGGAGTTGAACAACTTTCTGCTCATCTGCGAAATTGCTAACCGACTTGAAGAATAATGTAGTTTCCCATTCAGGTACCTCTACTGATCTCATGTCATGTGATAATGCTTCTTTGAAGTGCTTTGTTGCTGAATTAATAACGCTCATCTTGCTTTCCTTGTTCGTTTTAGTGCAGGGCTAATCATGCCTGCGGGTGCTTGTCGGCTGCTGCCTTTTTCCAGTATATCTACATACGGGACTTTGTTTGCAAATAGCACAAATGTAGTGTCACCACCGTTTTGTCCTACTTGACCATTGTATTTATTAACCCATCCGCGTCCAGCACGACCTGAGTCAATTGGGGTTAAAGAGCGGATATTCCCAAAGAGTTTATCCGCGTATTTGTCAAAATCACGCCCAATCTCGGCGTGTAAACTTTTCATAGTTTGTTTGCTTTGATTGGGCATAAGTCTTATACTTCTGCTGCTCGTGCTAGTACGCCAGTTCCTTGTAAGGATACTGATGCAGTAACGTGAGACTCAGTTTCACCTGAAATTTCAAAAGAAGTAACGATAACGTCACCACTGATCTTCCAATCAGTTGCAGTGTCATCACCTTCTGGATATACTTCAAGAGTATAAGTGTTTCCTACTACCAACGTTCCGTCTTGACGATCCCAAACTAGGTCAGCAGAGCCGTCCCAAGATTTGAATGTAGTAACATATGTACGGTAGCCAGCACTATCAAAATGAGAACATTCCGAAGTGTCTGCGTTTTCTGTAATTGTGTATGAAGTTAATTGTGCGATGGCTGAACCACCTGCCTTAATTACTCCGCTTTTTCCTGATATACAAGCCATGTAGTTATCTCCTAACTTATTGTGTAACAGTAAGTAACACCAAATGTAACCTTGATGGTTGCATAAGGAGAGGCTTCACCCACTGTAATTGTTTCTATATTGGTTAATTCAATGCTCTTCACTAAATTGTTTAACGTTTCGTCGTTATATATAGAATCTTCAATTGATTCAATTGCGACATTGCGCTGTGTGTCTCTTTCCTTGCCATTAACAGAAATAACTATCTCTATGTCAAGGTTTGCTTCACGTAACGTGTTTGTCAAATTGATTCGTTCTTCATTGGTAGATTCTATATAAGCAGCAGGGAACCCAGTACGTGCCAATTGTTCCTGTATAATAGGATCTCTTGCCACTGTTTTGAATCTTACTGTACGTTGTGCTTTGACAACGTCATAGAATCGTTTTACTATTAATTCCCTTTTACTCATTATCGGTATAACCTTGTTTGACTGAACGTGAGGCTTTCAGTAGACTCTATAGTCCCTGAATTGTCACTATCATAATCAACACCCAATTCAAATTGCGTATTAATCTCTTCTGCATATTGTGTCTTGTAATGCAACATCTGTTCCGTAAAAGAATCGTCTAACCGAAAGGTAGACATCTTTGGTAAAATGTATGCACTCAATGCACGAAATACAGTAGCAGGTTTCCATTGTCCAGATACCAATCGTGTAGCATCAAATGTGGACTTGTCGTTAACTTTATTCCAGTATCTAATCTTAATCTGATTAGTTACATCGGTTTCAGCCAGCGCCAATTCATCACTAAAATCTTCAATGCCATGATCAAATATATCTTGAACATAGGTTGTTAAATCATCGTTTGTAGCAAATGCCATTGTAATCTCCAATAAAGGGGATCTTAGTGATCCCCTAATGTGCTAGTTTATGCAGCAACCAACTTAACTGCGCGTGACTGATCAATAAGACCAGAACCACCAGCGTAAGAAGCAACAACATCTGTTCCTACTGCTTCGGCACGGCGTTGCATTTCAACTTTCATACCATCTTGTGATACAGTGCGCAATGCGTCCTGACCAAATACAACACCCTTTCCAGTCATGTGTGATGATTGGAATACTGTGATGCCTGCGATCTTGCCAACGAAACCGTTAACTAGAGCAGAAGTCTGGTAATCACCACCAGCAAATGCAGCACCGGCGATTTGCTTTAGCAATTCAGCAGCAGCAGTTGTAGATACAACAGCGAATAACTGTCCCATCTCACCAGCACCACGAATAGCAGCGGCAGCGTCAAACATTGCTTCAATTTCTTCACCAGCAGTGACGGCAGCAGTTCCAGTAGCAGTGTTCATAGTTGCAACAACAGAAGAGTCATATGCAGATGCAACGCTCTGACCTAATACGCGACCTAAGTCAGCAGTATCAACATGACCAAGATCACGGATAATATCGCGTGAACCAAATAGTTCAAGGTTGATATTTACTTTAGTAGCAGTTGTAGGAACTACTATCAAATCACCAGCATTGTTGCCAGTTGTATGGTCTGCTTCTGTGATTGTTTGAGCAGAACCAGCACCAAATACAGGTACTTGTGCAGAGAAAGACCCTGCTGGAATTACTAGGTTAGGTAAGATTAATCCATTCATGAATAATGAATTTTCTTGTGCGGCAAAAATTGCTGCGGCTTTGGTTGGAACCATTAGGGCATTTAAGTCCCATGCGGTATTTGTAGACATATTATATAATCCTTATTGTGAACTTATACTTTACCTTCGCTCTTCCACTTTTTGTAGATTGCGCGATGGTCAGCATTGTTCATATCCAGGCTAGCGAGATCAACTTTAGCGTTGTCTTGAACCGTAGTGTTGCTGACTGAATCAGTCCCACTTGGTCCGGCTGCCTTAAAGTATGTGTTAGTAGTAAGAAAATCCTCTACTAACTGATTTACAGTCATTGGTTCAGCATCATCGTTATAACGGACTTCTTTACCATCCATAATAACTACTTTACCATCTGTGTCCAATTTAACCTGTTCTCGCAGCAACTTGGCTGTTTGTTCAGGGGCAATTGATTTCAATCGTGAGGCTGCGTCAATTAAAGCACCATCAATTTTGATAGATTCTAGTTCACTACGCAATGAACTGATCTGATCGTCCGATTTGGTTTTATGCTTCGTCATTAAGTCTTCATATTGATTTCGTTTCATCATGCCTTCATCTTCAACTTGTGATTGAAGTGCTTGCAATTGTTTATATTCAACTGGGTCAATATTGTCGTAAGTTGACTTTACTTTAGCAACTCTCTTAGCGATTATTTCGTTCATCTGTTCTTGAGTGAACGTCTTCGCTACTTCTGCTTCCTGGATATTAGTATTTTCCTGTGTATCAACTCCAGTGGTTGAGTTTTCAGTAGGTGTTCCTATGATTTCAGTCATATCTGTTTTAATCCTTTTCTAGTTGGGGGTGTTATGACCAGAAGTATTCTAATCACAACCATTTTAGTTATTTATCATTAAATATCTGTGCAATTCTGTCTTTAATCATTTTCTGAAAGACAGGGTCGTCGTTTAATGCCAATGCTTCCTTGTATTGTGCTAGATCAACGGCAGTGTCGCGAACATCAAATTTATCATTATAATCAATTACGAAGTCAGTTGGCATTGTTAATGACTGCCAATCAAACCATATCTTCCATAACTTTAATTCTGTTTCCTGTACTGTGTCGGCGATATCAGATAACTTTGCAAACAATAATTCGCGTTCTACCTGTAAACTAACTCCGGATTGCGTTGTTGATTTAGTAGCAGAAACACTTGAAGTGTGTGCCATACGCTGAATACTTTCTACAGTGTTCTCTATCGTTGCAAGCATCCCATCTATGCCAGAAGCCGTAGGCTGTAGCAGGTAAGGGTTTAAGCCAGGTTCACTCATCTCATCAATATTGATAACAGATCCAGCACCAGCGTTTGCGCTTGTACTAGTTGTCTTTACCAATGTAGGATGTGACGATATGCGAATAGATTGCTCTAATTCAGATAATAGGTTATAGATGTATTTCTGACTGTCTGCAATATCTGCAACAATAGAATGACCAATACCTTTAACTTGCGACTTCAACGGCATATGGTTAACAAGAGGAATGTATCCTAGTGGGTTGTCATATACTGCTTCTTCCTGAATAGTGTCGGCTTCACCTTCATCATTCTTGGACACAATACACTTAACAACAGTATCTTTGTACCAATGTGTGATTGTGATGTGGTTAGCAGATTCTGATTCAACCAATGAGATGTGATTCAACTCCATTGCACCATTAATATTGCGACTATAAGACCAATCTAATACATTCTGTGGTGTATATACACAGGCGTATCCGCGAATGCCCAATGCTTCTTCTTCGGCTTGGGTGTTCACTTTATATGATGGCTTATCAACAAGAATCCAAACATTACCTAGCACCATTGCTAGATCATTCGCTGTTTTAATGAACGAAGTGAGTGATTGTCCTTCTTGGTCAGTGTCTTTCATCCAATCTTTTACAAGCGGATTATTG